GCACGTCAAACAAAGCGGCGAGCTATGTGACGCTCGGCGAAGAAGACGGCGCGACCTTCGAAGCGATCTCAGCCGGTCGCACGTTCGAAGACATTCAGGCCAAAATGACCATGCGTCTTCTCCAGAAGACCATGCTCAAGGAAGAAATGGCCATCCTCGGCGGCAACAACTCTCTGCAGCTGGGAACTCCTTCGGCGCCGACTCTTTCAGCCTCGGGCTCTGGCGCGACCCTGCCGGCTGCCACCTATTCAGTCATCGTGGTTGCTTTGACCCTCGAGGGTTATCGCAATTCGTCAGTCCTGAATGGTGTCGCCACCACAAAGACAATCACTGGTGCCGATGGCAAGACCTACACCCTCAACGGTGGTTCTTCCAACAAATCGACCAACGCCACGCAGGCGGTCACCCTCGGCCAGATACTGTTCACGTCAGTGGCGCCGATCACCGGTGCTGTTGCCTATGCTTGGTTCGTCGGCCTGGCTGGTAGTGAGGTTCTTCAGAGCATCACCACCAACAACAGCTATGCCATCAGTGCTCCGCTGGTAACCGGCACTCAGGCTGCAACAACAGTCACAACTGACTGTTCGACGAATGCTCTGGGCTTCAACGGTCTCTTGACCACAGCTTTTGCTTCAGGCAGCAATGCTTACGTTAAGGCGCTGGCCACAGGCACGGCCGGTACAGGCACCTTCCTGACTGCGTCAGGCCGTGGTTCCTGTAACGAAGTCGATACGATGCTCCTGAATATGTGGAACACGTATCAGGTCAGCCCGACAGTCATCTACTGCAATGCTCAGGAACTGCAAAACCTGACAAATCGGTGCTTGACTGGTGGCACTTCTTCGCTCCTGACCTACTTCCAGGACCCGAAGGCTGGTGAAGTTCGCCTGACTGCCGGCGGCACGATCGAGTTTTACTTCAACCCCTTCGCGATGGATGGCGGCATCAAAATTCCGATCAAAATCCATCCCTTCGTCCCCCCGGGCACGATCCTCGGCTGGTGCGAAAACCTGCCAATTCAGTATCAGAACAATGAAGTGCCGAACGTTGTCGAGATGAAGATGCGCCAGGACTACTACCAAATCGATTGGCCGATCCAGACTCGTCAGCGCCAGGTCGGCGTTTACGCGGAAGGCGTTCTGGCTGTGTATGCCCCATTCGCCATGGGCGTCATCACAAACATCGCCAATGGTTAATACCTGGCAAAAACATAGGGGCAGGCATTTAGCCTGCTCCTTTTTTAATAAGTCGGAGAGTTAGTTCGCGCGCTAGACGCGCGGAGCTTTTGTTGGCGTCAACGCCTGATCTGCCTGACCCTAGGGGCACCGCATGTCCAACATTGAACTTCTGCCGCTGCTGACAGTCATCGACAATGACACGACCGGCCAGATCGGCGTCTCGAACCTGTTTTATTCGACGGGGGCCGCGGCGCCCTTTGTCGCCGGTGCCTTCGCCAACCCGTCATCCGTGACCGGGACTCCGATCACCCATAATCCTTAAGCGTCTTCCTGGCCGCCGCCGGCGCCGAGCCTTGGCGTCGGTCCTTCCCTGCAAACAGCCCCTCATCACGAGCAGCGAGAAGCCATCCAGTCAACTTCAAACCCATCACTCTTTCGGGCGCGCTGGCGCTTGACCGTCATCCGCAGGACACGCCATGACCACTTACACCAATCAATTTACCATCGGCGCGTCGGCCTATGTCGATCTCGGCGCTGGGCCGCTGAAAATCGCCCTGGCGACAACCGGCGGCGTCTGGTTGATCGCCAGCGACGCGCAGCCTTCGCTCGGGGCAATCGGGGTCATCCTCAATACAGTTGTGCCGTTGGATTTCCCCGTGACGACCCATGTCTGGGCTCTGGCGATCAACGGCTCGGCGGTGCTGGAGGTGACTCAGATGACCGCGGCGACGAACGGGGTACAAAATACCTCGCTTGCGGCTGTCGCAACGGCGGCTTTGGCATCGTCACTCGTCCTCAAATCTTCGGCGGGCAATTTGATGAGCCTTGACGCCGTTGTCGGCGCAACGGGCGGCTTCCTCATGCTGTTCGATGCTACGTCCGCCCCGGCTGACGGCGCTGTGACGCCGAAATGGGTTTACCCCATCCCGGCGTCAGGGGCGCTGAATATGGGATGGATCAATCCCTTGTCCTTTGCAACCGGAATTGTCGCCGTCTTTTCCTCGACCGGACCTTTTACAAAAACGGCTTCCTCTACGGCTTTCATTTCTGGACAGGTGCAGTAAAATGCTGAAAAAGACTGTCTTTGTGCTTTGCGCGCTTTTTTCGCTTCCTGCGTTGGCTCAGGTTGGCGGCGTCTATTCCCCCGCATCCGGCGGTGGCGGCATGTCCATTAACGGGCCGGTTACCGGCGGCACCGCAGGCCAAGGGCTCTACGTTGCGGCTGGCCCTGTGCTGGCGCAGTTCGCCTACGGGGCGGGAGTGTTTACCGCCATGCAGGTGGCGGCCGACACCACCGGCGGCGCCGTCCTGCTCAACGGGACGCCGACGAGCGGCGACCTGTTGCAATGGTCCTCGACCGGGGTGCAGGACAGCGGAGTTGCTGCCGCGAACGTGGTAACGGCTGGAAGTTCGCCAAGTTTTGCGACCGTGACGGTTACAAATTCGATCGTCTCCCCCGCGTCATCCAATATCGTCCTGACGCCCGGAACTGCTGGCGGCGTACAGCTCGGAGCGGGTGGCTCCCCCAATGTGTGGAGTGTCAACAGCGCCGGGCAGTTTGTGCCCACGGCAACAAACACTCAGAACATAGGAAGCTCAAGCCAGTTTGTTTCTTCGGTTTATGCGAAAAACGTGACTATCGAAGGCGGCTCAAGCGGCAATGATACGCTCGCGTCCCTGAACGCGTCTTCGTCGGCGCGCACTATCAGCATCCCTGCTGGAACTGCGAACGACACACTGGCGATGATTGGGGTCGCGCAGACTTTCAGCGCGGCGAATATCTTTTCTGGCGCGGTGGCGCATAGCGGGACGACGCTTTTCTCGGGCGCTGGCGCATCCCTGACGGCAAACGGTCAGACTTCCATCATGGGGGGCACGACCGCGCCAACTCCGGGATCGACGTACGCCGGAGTTTTTATTGGGGGTAATTATGCCTCGCCGCCCATTCTTCCCGTCGCGGGCCAGGGCAACATTTTCGCCAACGCCACAAACGGCCTCGCGCTACAGGGCAAGAACACAGGCGATACCGCTGATGTTTCTGTCTACGGCGGGAATGGGACGCTCATAGCGACGTTTAGCACAGGTGTATACGGCACACAGATTGTCAGGCAGACCAACTACAATAACAACCATATATGGGATTCGATCACAAACCCTTCCGCGTTTGTCGGAGCAACAGCGGGCAGTTTAAACGGTACACCAGCTTTCACGTTCACACCAACGAATGGTGTATCCACTGGGTCCTTTACGATGCCGTCATCGAGCGGTTGGATGTGCCAGTTTACTGACCTCACAACACCGACACAAGTAGTGCAACAGACCGGAGCAATATCCGCGACCTCCGTGTCATATACAGCCTTTGCCCGGACAACTGGTACAGCGTCAAACTTCGGCACTGGCGACACGGTAACGGCGATGTGCAAGTCGATATGATTTTCTCTCCTTCTAAGGAAATGTAACTATGGCAACCTTAACCCTTACGTGTACCCCCGATATCGTGAGCGCGACACTCCCCGTAACAACCGCAACGATTTCAATACCTGATGCCAGCCTTCCTCTTCTGATCCATGGTGCAGGGCTGGTGCTGCTCCCGGGGCAGGCCGGAGCGACGCCGGAACAAGTCGAACAGGCGTGTGCGACTTGGGCCTACCAACAGCTGGTCGCGCTGGCTAACTCAGCCAACCAGAACGCGGCGGCGGCGGCGGCGATTGCCGCAACTCCGCAGATATAACAACTAGGCTGAAGGGGGTAGTAAATGTCCACACAAGATGTATTCCGCGCCAAGTCACCCGAGGTGCTCTCGCGGCTCATGCGCGACTTTGGGCTGAAGGACTTCCAAGCTGCGGGCATCGTCGGCAACACAGGACGGGAGTGTCTCGGCTTTACGGGGCTGCGCGAAAGACATGGCCAGCTTGCGGCTGCGTCGGCAGGCGGCGCAGGCGGGTCTTGCTTTGGCGCGGGGGGCTCTGGTTCCGGCTCTACTGGCGGAACCGCTAGTGGGTTTGGCGTGAATGGAACTTCTGGTGGGGCTGGGGCGGGAGGTTCGGCGGGCGTCTCGGTGGCGGCGTCTGGCGCCGGTTCCAGCGCAACCGGCGCGGCTTTTGTCGGCGGAGGGTCTTATTTTGCGCCGTCTAGCGGCGCGGCTGGCGGTGGCATTACTGCGGCGAACGGTCTGAACGCTGGCGCGGCGGGTGGTAGAAATCAGGCGCTCGCTGCGGGAACGGCCGGCGGAACTGGCGCGGCGGGCGGCGCGGGCGTCAGCGCCACGCTTGCGGCCAACGGCTTTTCGCAAATGGCCGGAACTGGTGGTGGCGGTGGCGGCGCGAGCCTGACGGCTGCGGGCGCGGGCGGCGCGGGCGGCAATTATGGCGGCGGGGCCGGCGGCGGCGGTTCTGCACAAAACGGCGGAACGGCGGGCGCGGGCGGCGCGGGCGGCGCGGGCGGCGCGGGCGGCGCGGGTTACGCGATCATCGTCGAATATTTCTGACCACACCACAAAACCCTCATTCCATCCTGAAAGGATACTCGATGCGGCTCCGCAACGCCACAGCGCTGACTGCCGGGCGTCCCACCGATGTGTCTGCTTCAATAACCAATCCTTCAGCCGGCACATATGTCGCTAACTATGTACCTTCACTTGTAGGAATATATACCTATGAGTTCATAGGTACAGGTGGTGTGCAGGTTTCTGGACTTAATCAATTCTTTGTTGCGAAAGCCACATTCTAAACTTAATGGAGTCCAGTGAATGGCCAAGATTACGCTTAAAGCCTCAAAAGGTACAGATGAGGCAAACTTCGGCACAGACCTGCACCGCGTCAGCAATAGCGGCACAATCCAGGTTGAAGTCCAAGAAGTCGAAGCTCTTGTGAGCAAGGGTGGTTTCACCATCGTTCCAGTCGAAGAGACTCCAATTCCAATGGGCTTTATCAGCGTCCGGTCAACTGGCGACGCAACAGAGTGTTCATTCGGAGGCGTGTCTTACACGGCTGGCGAAGACGGCGTGTTCTCAGTTCCGGCCGATGCCGTGGTTTCACTGCTTGACCATGGTTTCGAAACAATCTAAGGCTTGAAAAATGACAGGCACAGCCACAGACCTTAATGATGTTACTGACGCCATGTCATTTGCGGGCGTTGACGCCTCAAACGTTAATATTTACCAAGTCATTCTAAGCGCAGTTTCTGTCGAGATACAGGCCTGGCTTGGTTACAATGTCGCAAGTGCTTCATATACCAATACCTTTAATGGTAATGGTTCTCAGAGAATGCTATTACCCGATCGCCCAGTGACAGCAGTAACGTCACTGACAATCGACGGCATTTCGGTTCCGCAATCAGTCAATCAGTCAGGTGGTTTTCTGTTCGACAGCAAATCACTTTACTTGATTGGCCAATATCGCTTCTGCAGAGCTTTCCAAAATACGACCGTTGTTTACACGGCGGGTTATTCCAGTGTACCTATGGACATTGTACTTGCCTGTAATAAATGGTGCAAGCTTGTATGGGATCGAGTGCAACGTTCTGAAACTGATTTGACAGAATATGCGGCTGGAACGATCTCTAAGAAATACATGCTTAATAAGTTCCAAGAAGCAATCGGTGGTTTTGGGCCTTTGCCCATAGACATCGGAACTCTTTTGATGGTTCACAAGCGTGTCTCACCAAGTTGATAGGCTGAAGCATGGTTGATACATCAATCTATTCAAGTACCATGCAGGTTAGAAGATCGAGTGGTGGAAACCTACAAGTCGGTCTTCTTCCTTATTCAGGACGTACTACCATAGAGGCAAACGCCTCTACTGGTGGAGAAATCATCGTAGCCAATAATATTCCTTGCTTTATCGAGCTTAAGAGCATGGGACGAACAGGCAGTTCAAACATACTGCCAGCCAACGAAAATGGTCTTTCTACTTGGACGATTACTACAAGCCCAGGTTCTATTCCAAATGGAGTGATTAGAGACAGAGACTTAGCCGTCGACGACTTAGGTTATCGATATGAACTGACGTGCTATCTCACTCCAATGGGTTACATTATCCAAGGCATTAGGTTAGAGAGCTGATATGGCTGATCTTAGTGACATCACAGCACTATTCGCCTCAATGGCGGCGGCTACCATTTATCCAAGTGGCAATTCGCAACCAAGTATCATTAATGGCCCTGTGAAGATTTTCGAAGGTTGGCCGATCCCTGAAATTATTGATCTCGATATGCGAGGTCAAATGCTTGTGAACAATGTTGTTGTGCCAACAGGGGTTGGCCCAATCTGTTCAGTTTCAGTTTATCCAATGCCCAATTCCGGAGCCTTAGCCTATCAAATCCTTGATGAGCCCTACATAGTTGTTCCACCAGTGCATGGGCTAACACCCACTATCATTGGTGGAGCCATCACACTATCTGGAACCCCAGGTACTGGCGAGTTCGTAACATTAATTCTTGACAAACACGTTTATTCGCGTGGTGGTGCTAGCATTTCTGCAATCTTAGCAGCTTTGCTAACTGACGTCCTTGTGAATTATCCAACTGCTTACGTCAGCGGTAATTCACTGGTGACTCCCGCCACTAATATTACTGCAAGGATAGGCGCTCCTGCTACTATGGCTCAAGTGACTCATCGTCAAATTGAGTCTGTCATGGTTACAGTATGGACGCCAGACCCTGAGAGACGAACAGCTTTGGTTGCTCCTCTTGATGTTATGTTTAAGCAAAATTTGAGAGTGGCTCTGCCTGATACGTCTTATGTCATTATACGCTACCAAAAAACAAACTCAACAGATGGCCATCAGACCGTCGGCATCTACCAAAGAGACCTGATATACACCGTTGAGTTCGCTACGCTCGACACGTTCCCAGTTGTTGAGGTAACTGCAATAGTTACCAACGTTGGTGTTGATGTAAGTGAAGACATGTTGATACAAACCTATGGTCCAACACTGCCAGGACAACCTTCGCCCTTTGTTGCAATCATATCGCCTGTCTGGGTTGAAACGGTTGTAGCTCCTTCTTCTCCGACAATTATCTCTAACTCATGAGGAAATCATGTCTCAGTACAACTTGGTCGTGGGCATTCCATTCTGGAATTATGAAAAAGGTCACATCATTGCTGATGAGACTGAAATGGCAAAAGCGCTTCAGTTCAATGCTCATCACGTGACGCGCATTGCTGCCGTTCCTGTTGAAGCTCTTCCCGAGTCTTCCACCAAGCCTGCTATTCCAGAAACCGCTCCTGTCGAAACAAACTAACCTGAGGCCAAACAATGCCCACCTTTCTTGATGGCTCCCAAAATCTGGCCTCACTCAGTGTGCCAGGCGTATACGTCGACATTATTCCGCCGCGTCCTACCCTCATTGGTTCACCCACGAACTTCGAGGGTCTTGTGGGCATTGCTCAGTGGGGTCCTGTCAATTCACCGACTTTTTTCTCGTCGCCGGATAACTGCGCCACTATCTTTGGCGTTCCTTCAGTTCGCGCTCGCGACTTGCCGACCTATGTCTTTGCTGCCTCTAATCAAGGCAATGCCATTGGTTTCGTTGGTGTTCGCGTCACCGACGGCACAGATACGGCGGCTTCTTACATCATCACCACAAACTGCTTGACGCTTACCAGCAAGTACACTGGAACACGCGGCAATCAGACGCAGATCGTCATCACTGCAGGCACTGCCGCCAGCAGTTACAATATCTCAGTAAGCTTCCCCGGTCGTCAGCCTGAAATCTTTTCCAATATCGCAGGTACCGCCAATGCTTTCTGGGTCAATGCGGCGGCTGCAATCAACTTAGGTAATGCTTTCCGTGGCCCATCAAATATCATCATAGCTTCTGCTGGGGTTGGAACCACAGTGCCAACAGTCAGCACAGTCTACACACTGACCGGCGGCACTGATGGTGTTACAACCATCACTGACACTACACTCATGGGTGTCGATACTGTTCCGCGCACGGGCATGTACGCTCTGCGTAGTTCAAACATCGATGCATTCACGTTGTGCGATCTCAATACAAGTTCTCTGTGGCCTGCTTGCGACGTGTTCGCTCTTTCCGAGACGTGCCTGGCCATTCAGTCCACAGTATCGGGTGACACCATCGCTAGCGCTATCTCGGCGCGTACGACTGTCGGTCTTGACTCATTCACCACATGGATCATCATGGGTGATTGGCCGACATTCTATGACTCTCAGAATGCCATGACTCGTTTGGTTTCGCCTTCAGCTATTGCTGTTGGTTTGCTCGGCAATCTTTCGCCCGAGCAGAGCCCACTGAACAAGCGTCTTCCTGGTGTTGTTCAGACACAGAAGACTGCCGCTCAGCAAGCTTATTCTGATGCCGATCTTTCACTGGCTGAAACAGGTGGCATCGACCTTATCGTCGGTCCTCCGACGACTCCTGGAGGTAGTTACTACACCTTTATCACAGGTCGCAATGCTTCATCAAATACGAGTGGCAACGGCATCGAGTATACTCGAATGACGCTGTTCATTTCTCGTACTTTGCAGAGCAAGGCGGCTGGTTCCATCGTTGGTCGACTTCAGTCAATGAAGCCGAATGACCGTACTCGCGCGGATGCCAAGGCTTTGGTCGACGGCTTTTTTGCCAGCATTAAGGACCCGTCCGTCGGTTCCAATGGCAATGGCCTCATCGACGATTTCGCCACAACCTGTGACCTGTCAAACAACCCGAGTTACTTGCAGGTTCGAGGCTTCCTGTTCGTCTACTGCGCGGTGCGCTACCTTAATGTTGTTCGCTACTTCATCATCAAATTGGCGGGCGGCGGCAATGTGCAGGTTTCTTCGCAGGCCACGCCTCCTTCACCCACACAGTTCCAGTAATACTGGCGTCACTTTTAAGGAGTTATACACATGCCAGTTAATGGGATGAATGTCGGTCGCGACTATGCATTTGGTCTCTACGACCAGAACACAGGCGCGATCATCAACCTCGGCGACGTCCAGAGTGTCAAGATCACGGCGGTCTATCATGACGTCAAATCGTCGCCATACAACAGCGTGCCCAAGTTTGGGCACGTTCCCGATGGTTTCAAGGGGACAATTACCATTGTCCGTACTGGCGCCGATCTTGAAACGCTGCAGTTGCAGTTGAATGCCGCTTTCAATGCCGGCACCTCAATGCTCGCCGGCTTCTTGAACGAGACAGTCACTAACGCGGATAATTCAGTCTCGCGTTTCCAATACACCGGCGTCGATTTCAAGATCGTCGAAATCGCCGATGTTTCACGCGAAAAGGTGGTTCAACAGACGGTTGAATTCCTTGCTTCCGATAAGGTTCCGATTGCATGAGTTCAGCTTCAGAAGAAATCAAAGCTCGATATTCCAAAATCGAGCGTGAGTCTGATGCGCTTGGTCGCATCATTGGCGTCAAGAAATTGCGCCCGGCTCAGCAACTCCGTATTGCTGAGATGATTGCTGTCAGTGATGAAGGTTGCCGTGCGACTTTCATGATTGCGGCTTCGGTCTGCGAGCTTGACAATCTCCCACTTCTGTTCCCTCGCAATCGCGGTGAATTGGACTCTATCCTTGACATTCTCGACAGAGAAGGTATGGAAGCAGCTTCTAAGGCCACGGCCAAACTCCATGGCTTCCAAGAAGAAAACGCCGAGACGACGTCAGTTGAAACGTTGGTTGAAGAAGCAAAAAAGTAGTCGCCAACCCATATACGCGGCGGGCTCTGGGCCTTGTTAAGAATGGTGTTCCATTCGACGTGGCTTTTGACCTATATGACCATGAGGCTCTTGGTTACGCCGTGATATTTGGGGAACTTGAAGGTGGCGAGTTTGATTGGAATTCCCTTGGGTGGGTAAGGAAAGACTAGCATGGCTTTCACACTACTTGGGTTTGCTGCCAAACTTGCCGCCTTGAGAAAAGGCTTTGATCGTGTCGAGCATGAAGCCTTGACAGAAGTGGCTATTTTATATCAGACAGAAGCTAAAAGAGTTCTCGGTACATATGATTATGGATGGGCGCCTCTTAAAGAGGCTACTGTCGCTCGAAAAACTACCGGGGACTCTCCACTCCTTGAAACAGGAGCTCTGCGAGACAGTATCGAATATTCAGTAACTGACCATAAAGCCTCTATTGGTTCAGATGATCCAAAAGCTGAATGGCACGAGTTTGGTACCAGTCGCATACCGCCAAGACCTTTTATTGGTGGCGCTTATCATGCAAAAGAAGCCGAAGTAAAAGCTCTTCTATTAAAGAGATTTTGGCAGCATCTAATACACATGTAAGGACCTGAGCATGACTTACAAAGTAGGCATAGACATTGAGGCACATAACGCTGTGTCACCAGTGCTGGCTTTGCTCTCGCGTGAGTTCATCGGTCTTAATTACCACGTTTCGCACCTCATTGAAAAATTCAGTTCAATGGGCGTCGCGCAGAAGTCTTTGTTTGGAACAGGCATTGTTGGAGCGGTAGCCGGTGGAGCTATCCTTGCAATGGCCAACCACGTTGAAAAGGCGGGCGAAAAGCTTGTCCATGCGCAGGTTATGTTTAAGTCGGCTCTTCCTGCCTTGTCGAGAGCTTCAGACATGGCTCTCATATCGCAGCAAGCCACCATTGAAGCTGGCAAGAACTTCAACACCACTATTTCCGGCAACATTGAGTCCATGCATGATCTCTACAACATCGTTAATGATGTCGGTGAGGCTGCAAAACTCCTGCCTGCTTTCAACACACTCAGTACAGTGGCCGCCGCTGCTCAGAATAAAGGTTTTGAAGTAGGCAGTGCCACTGATACAAATCAGAAAGGTTCTTTTGCGCGAGGCATCGAACTGTCTGGGCGCGTCACTGAAGAAGCTGCGAGTAAGGCAGCTAAAGACCTTTTGCCTATGATGATTGCCCTAAGGGGTCGAGTCACAGGCGAGTCTTTTTTGCACAACATTAAAACAAGTGCTGATGCTCGATATGGTTGGAATAATGACTTCTTAACTAAAGGTCTTCCAGCCTACATCAACTCAGGTCTTGGTGATCGTACAGGCGCTGTTCTCTACCAAGCCAACAACAATATGTGGGGTGGCGTCAAATCATCTAATTTGCAAGCTGGCTTCCAAGAAAAATGGGGTCTGCACAAGAAAGAAGATGAAATACACGACGCCAAGGGCAAGTTCCAAGGCTTCAAACCTGGTTCAATGTGGGGTGCTGATACCTTCAGAGAAAACCCGCTTGAGTGGGCCAACAAGTTCAAGGAACGCCTCAAAGAACAAGGTGTTGATACCAACGACTCTAAACAAATGCAGTTGGTTGCTGCTGAAATAGGGCGTGGCAATAAGTTCCTGAAGCAGTTTCTCGATGAGTCTTTAATTCCTCAGACAAATGCCCAGCTTAATAAACACGTTGGCAACATCAATAAAGTTGGTGATGATGCTGTCTCTCTGATTAATGATGAAGACCCAACAACGGTCTTGCGTCAAAACCAAGCTCAGCTTCAAAATGTCATGGAGTCACTCGGTGCAGCTTTGGTGCCATTAAAGATCGGCTTGTTACAGACTTTGAACCCGATTCTCAGCGCTATATCTCAATTCGCCATGGCCAATCCAGGTACAATTTCAACCATTGGTAAGGCTCTTGTAATCCTAGGATCATCTCTTCTTGTTGGTGGTCTTATAGCCTTTACAGTGGCTGTTGCAGCTATGCTTGGTCCTATAGGGTTGGCTGTTGCCGCCGTTGCAGGATTAGCTACTGCATTTTTCTTATTTAAGGATAATCTTAAAGCTCTTAGTCCAGAGGCTTTCAAGACCCTTGGCGCCTCCATGGGTCACTTTGGCGGAATGATGAAAGGCGTCTGGCACGCAGTACAGGGTCTATTTACACTAGACTTTGGCAAAATGATGAAAGGCTTCTCTGAGATAGGCACAAACTTTCAGAAGTTTGATAAAGAACTTACTGATGGGCTGCTTAAAATGCTTAGCGATGCTTGGGCTGCAATTAGTCCTAAACTAGCTAAGTTTGGAAGTGACATAGAAACAGCTGTAAGTGATGCTTGGACTTCAGTACATGCTCGGTTGATTAAGTTTGGAAATGACATATCAACAGCTATCAGTGATGCTATACCTACGGCTTCACAGATTGTTGGTGTTATGAAAGGTCTCGGCAACGCCATATTGGCAGGCATATCAAGTGCGGTAGACTATGTAAAAGGCAAAGCCGCCAGTCTGTTCTCATTTGGCGGAGGAGCCCCTGCTGCCCCAGCGGGAGCGCGCGCTCTTGGTGGACCGGTACGTAGTGGTTCAAGTTACCTTGTTGGTGAACGAGGTCCTGAGCTCTTTGTTCCGAGTAATCACGGGTACATTGAGCCTAATAATCGTATAGCCCGTTTATCCGCGAGTGCCTCACGTTCACCTAATGCGTCAGGACAGGTCTTCGAAATCAATAACGTGATGCATTTGGATGGGGAAGTCGTTCATCGTTCAGTTGAGCGCAGAATGGTTGCCAAAAGCCTTTTTCCAACGAGTGCCCCACATTTTGATGGTGAGCTTGCCTGGGCTTCACCAGACATGCAGTTTAGCACAGGGTGATAGATCATGTCAACCGATACACTGATTCTTGGTGGAGTGGTGTTTAACAACTTCTCTCCACCGGACAAAATACCATTCGGCGGTAAGCAAGCCATGGCAATCCACAAATTGCCTGGCGGTTCTCGCGTGATCGATCTTCTTGGTCCTGATGATCACGACATCACATTCAATGGCATCTTCTTTGATGATAATGCCATGACAAACTGCATGATCTTGGATGGCATGCGAAAGTCCGGAGCTCAAATTCCACTAATATTCGGTGGAATGTTCTACAACGTCATCATAGCTGAGTTCACAGCTCACATTGTGCGCTATCCAAACTATGTCGAATACAGCGTAACGTGCATGATCGCCTTCAATCCAATGTCGGGTATTGTGAGTGCAATCTCAGCGGTTGGCGGCATGATTGCTTCAGACATTTCTTCAGCACTGTCGCTAGGGCCTTAAGATGATCCCAACTGCTATCTCAAACGCTCTGAATGCCTTGTCTACCAACTTTGGTATAGCTGATCCTCTAAACTCAGCAGGCAAAGCTGCCGTCACTTCATTGCAAAGCCAAGCTGAAAATCTTGTAAGTGCAATTGATGCTTCAAACACAAGCATGAGTCCATCCATTGATGGATTTGTGCAACCCGCCAATATTGCTTCACTGCCCGGTGCATTACTCAGTCTTCAACAAAGTGTCGTAGACCAGAGCAATCTTTCGCAGATGCGTGGGTTTATCGGGCGAGTTGTTTACAATCTTAATCAGGTGATAGTCTAATGACTACTACTACCGCAGGTTATATGGCTAAGGTTGTTGGTACGAAGCAAATCTATGTTTCAAATACCAACCTATTTGATGTTGCTGCAACTCACTTAGGCGACGCCACACTTTGGTACATCATCGCAGACATGAATGGTCTTACAGACCCATGGATTGGTGAACTCACCAGTTTACAGATTCCTATCTCTTCAACCAATCTTGTCAGTAATGGCGGAATATTGGGGCAG